ATTATACACCGCACTGTTGTTCGCAAGAGCGCGGTGGGGAGCGGTTTGCCACCACTGTCCGGCTTTAGCATGTCTGATCCTTTCATCATCTAAGTCTGACAATGATATCATAGCTGAGCGGCGAACACCACCTACCACAACTACTTCACCAATTTTACACATCAAATCATGGCACTCTAAACTATTTAGTTTACGACCTTGTGCATGTTTAAAAATATTAACAGAGAAGTTAAACAAATCGACTAATGGTTCTGGCCCGGAAGCTCTTCCACCAAATGTTTTGAGTCGTGCTCCGGCAGGGCGGACGGACTCAACATTCCACTTAGGGATTTCTCCGGCCCAGAGGTGAGCGAGTAGGAGGCGGAGAGACTTTGCCCATCCTTCCTTGCTATCGTGTACGACGATGGTGTGCTCTGAATCAAACAAGTTTTCTGGCACTTCTGGCAAACGGTTAATGTACTTGGATTCAACTGAGAATCCAACACCAGTTCCGCAAAGCAAAATGAACATCGCTTCGTCAAATGACTTGGGGTCATCAATCGGGAGATAGCTGCAATTATATACGCAAGTATTGTCACGGTCGGCACTCTTTCCTGCCGTCATCATGGCTCGCATGGACGGCATCAAATCTAAGTTATGGATAGCATCAAAAATTTCATTCTTTAATTCTGTGTTACTTTGTATTGCTGGGGTACGACTAAAAATATATTCAACGTAGCGGTTAACTGTTTCTGCCCAAGTTTCTCTACGGTGTTTTTCATCTACAAATCTAGCATAGCGACTGGCGGCAATGTATTCTTGATACTGATCCATTTATTATTCTCTGTGTTATTGGTTTATTAAAGGGTAAAAAAGCCGAGGTGGTTTCCACCCCGGCTCGGCCCATCTACTGGGTACTACAACTACTTATACTGCGAAATCTACTGCTGCGGTTGTACCGCCACCTAACTTCTCGCCATCCTCTAACTTTTGGATGTTATTCAAGCCGCATGCAATACCTTTAGAACCTTGAGCATTGTATGGGTAGAATGTAATTGAAGCGCGACCATAGCAGCCGCTGTAAAACTCATCAGGATTGATGATTGGATTTAAATCTGCATCTACTACACCAGGTTTTTGTGCTGAGTTAGCATTGATGAAATAGCTGTTTGCGTATGCTGGGTCGTTTTCACGCTCCATATCGCCATCACGTAAACCACCTTTAACCATCTTTGGAACCGTACCACCGAACACTGCAGCTGAACCTGCTTTGGTGTCGTCAAAAGCCTTTTGCAACTTTGCAATAGTTTCTTTGTCAGACTTAGGAATGATGATTGATACTGAATACTTAGGAGTACCACCTTCGATACCTGAGTATGGTTGAAACACATGGCAAAATGAGAAACGAACTTTACCTGTTACTACTTTTGCTTTTACGCTTTGTGACATGATATTACCTTTATAAACGAAAGAACTGGGCTTCATTCGGGGCCAGTTCGGCAACCCGTACAGCAATTATATACTACTATGAATCTAAATACAAACCATGTTTTGTTAATGCTTGTTTCATGGCTAGTGCGTTAATAAAATCAGACATGACTGTCGTATCTTCTAACGACTGTGGGTCTTCTGAAACATAGTCTATAACATCCCAAACTGTGCTTCTTAAACCCATAACAGATTCTCTCATACTTTTTCCAGAAAGTCCATCGAAATCTTTAATATATTTTTCGATTAACAGATCTGGCACTTCTATTTGTTCACCATAACATTCTACATTCATTTGGCTACCATTACAAGACCTACGTTGCCCATGGCATATCCTAAGAACATTATACCAGTTCCAATGCCGCCCTTAATGAATTGGTCTATTGCTACTACAAGATAGACCAAACCCATTGCCGCAATTAGCCATGTGCTCATACGAAATCCTCTTTGGCAGTTTCTTTTACACGGACTAACTTTGGCGAACCTTCTGGGCGTAATACTAAATCGCCAAGATAGGCTGCTACTTGTTTGTTAATTTTTTCCAACGTTGCTAATGACTTGAGCTTTCGTGGTTCCCAAATCTGCTCTGCTGGTAAACCTTTTTCTACAAGAACTGTTGCTGCTAATTCTTGGTCTGCAATTTTGCGGTGTGTTGTAGATGTAGTTAATTTAAAACCCTGTGGAATAATTTCTTTTTCCACTGCACGATCTAACGCATACGTTTCTACATCGTTTACCCAAGTTCTTAAGTCTTGAGCTTTAATTAAGACTTCGCTAATCTCGTCTTCACTGAGGAGCGGCGGGGCTTTAAACTCTTGTTTGGCAAGCTCCGTGTTGAAGTCGCTGCGAGCCCTGCACTGCGCTTTTGCCCTGCAGAATTGGCAGTGGTCGCCTGGGAGGAACTCGCCTGCGCCGCTCCACGCTTTCTTGGCTTTTGGTCGGACAAAATAATTGGCCCAGTCGAGGAGCTTAACAATTGATGTCCCATCAGATGAGATGCTGTCCAAGCGAGGCTGGTGGATTGTGTATTCAACTTCACGGATCTCTGGATATTCTTCTTTAAACTTGCTATACGCTCCAAGAGCATAGAGTCTAAGCTGAGTATTGTCCATTGCTGCGACGGGAACACCTTTGCCAAACTTAAGATCAAGTACTCGAATTTTGTATTTAGATAGGATGACAACGTCTGCTGTTCCAAAGCCGTCGGGCACCCAATCAGAGAAGTCAACACGTTGCTCAAAGAGAGGAACGTCTCCTTCACCAATTTGACTGCGAGTGTATAAAACGTAATTATCGACGTAAGCCTCAAAATCGTCGTCGTAGTAGGGTGTTGCTTTAATAATTTCAAGTTCACGATTGTATTCCTCAATTCCGATTTGTCCAAAATGGTAGCGTAATTTTATTTCACCCAATGAATGGGCTATTGTACCTTCTTGACTAAAGTCGAAAGAACCTGACGTTTTTTTCTGTTCCGGGAGTGTTGCTTCTAGTCTAGCGCTTGGAGTACACGACAACCACCGTTTAGAGCCGGAAGCTGATAGTAATGCGTGGGCTGTCATTCTGTTTCCTTTTTAGCATGTTTACCAAGGTACAGTATAGCAGATTTTAAGATTTGTGTGGAATCTTTTGCTAATCCAAGCATTGTATTGCAATGCCCACAAAGAATTGCTCTAACTTTGCCTGTTGCGTGGCAATGGTCTACACAAGTATATTTTGGGTTTGTAAATTCAGTAAAACATATAGCACATTTATTGTTTTGAGAAGACTTCATTTTCTCAAACTCTGACAAATCTATGCCGTATTTAATTTTTAACTTACTGCTACGAACTTGTTTTTTAGCTTTTTCTGGAAACGCTTCCCTATAGGCTTTAGATTTGTTTATATCACAAACCTTGCAAGGCCCTCTTAATTTATCTTTTCTTATTGCGTCTTTGTAAAACTCAGATAGCGGCTTTTGTTCGCCACATTTAATACATTGCTTCATTTGATACCCCTTAATGGTTTATTGGTGGACTAGCCAGTGATTAAGGCACTGGCAGGGGAGCTACCCCGTTCATCCTTTGGTATTATACTACGATTTTAATGCTTTTATCAAATCATTTACTTCTTTTGCAAAATCAATTTTTACTTCTGCCTTTAAATCAATTTTGGTATCACGTGTTTCACGATAATCATCTGCAAATTGACCACGTAAAGCGATCTCTGCCAAGCGGCTGTTAAAGCCCTTGTTGTTAACGTTAGCTAGAATCTCACGTTCCCAATAGGCTTGGCTATGGGTCTTTGCTGTTTCTAGGGCATCAGCAAACTCTTCATGGTTTTTCTTCCATGTGTCTGCCACGTTCTTGTTGATGCCAATTTCGGCGAACATCATTTTTTGGGATGCGCCTTCCTTACCCAGTTCAATCATGCGATTGCACATCTCGGGTTTGAAAATATATTTTGATTTTGGTTTAACTGCCACACTTCCACCTTTTTAAAGATGCTGCTTTACGTGTTGGTTTGCCGTTCTCGTCCTTCATCGGACCTGGCATGCCAGACATGCGAGCACAAAATGATTTTTTACGAGCACCGCCTTCTGGTTGAGGGGCTTTTAAATGAGAACCGGTTTCACGGTTATATTTTTCACGACCTTTGGTTGTAAGACCAGCACCTTTCGATACTGGTAGCTTTTCACCACGACCTATTGCTAATGAAGGGCCACCTTCTTTTTTCTTAACAGTGCCAACTTTTTTAGAAACTCGGCCGCCACGTTTAAACGTATCGCCCATGGTATTGGCATTTTCAAATGGTTTAGTTTGTTCTCTGTCTTTTTGAATAACTCTTTGAGCGCCTTTTTTAACCTCATCCAAACGAGGGTTATTTGGTCTGCTTAAATCCCAATCACCTTTATCAGCTTCACGATATGCTTTACGAGCCGCTTCATCGGCTTTTTTGCCTACAGGAGTTTCATCATCTAAAGCGGAATATTCTGGATCATCTTGTGAAACAACTTTTCTACCGCCAGCGTATTTTTTAACGCCGCCACCGCATTTCATTTTAGGTAGTTTTTTAAAATCTTTCATTTTTTTTTGCAGTCTTGGCTGATTGTTTAAATGCTGAGGCTGTTGGAGCACCTTTGGTGCCAGGTTTACGCATCTTCTCGCCTGAGCCAGCTTTAATGCGCTCTTGTTTAGCATGAATGTTGGCATAGAGGCCGGGTTTAGTTGCCATAATATCTCCTAATAATTGGTGCCCCCACCATGATTTGAACACGGGACCCCCTGATTACAAATCAGGTGCTCTACCGACTGAGCTACAGGGGCGGTACTTCTTAGAATATAACTGAAACGCCTGTCATCTTTTTGGCGAGGTTAGTCAATTCTTTTGTTGTATTGCCGCTGATAAAGGTATTGATTTCAATAGCCTTGTCGATAATTTCTTCCATTGACGGAAACTTTGGGGCTAGTTCTGTAGCTTCTTTAGAGGTCTTATTTAAGACTTCCCAAGCTGCCAAGTTAGCTTCATGCTGTTTGATCAAAAGATCTTTAGCTGTGTTGAAAATGGAAAAGCGTAGTTCAAATGGGTTCATATAATACTCCTGTGTGTTGTGTGTAAAATAGGGTGTCAAAGCGTCTCCCGACGAGTTCTACTGCCCTATTTATACTAATGCAAAAACAGGGTATTTTCCGCCCTACTTATCATCCGGAACAATGATTTTGCGTACATTCTTTTCTTCCTTGGCTTTTTGCTGCTTTTCCAAGTGTTTACGAAACATAGGCATCATTTGGTTTACCATCTCTTTGGTCATAGCTTCTGCCAAAAGTCGGTCTTCCATTTCCTTTTCTGCCGAAGTTCGTTTAGTGCGCTCTTCTACAGCTTGGAGAATGTTGTTACTAAAACCTCGATGTTTCAACAATTTCTTGATGAAATCATCCATTAGTTGGTTCCTCTGTTGGTTCTGCAGCTGCAACGGCTTCCAATGATGCTTTAGCTTTTTCTACTTGAGGTCCAATTTGTCCTTGGATTAAATCAATAAATCTAGCTAACGCAACAGTTTGGACTTGTTGTGGCATGTTAAGAATATTAACCAAAACGTTCCAATCTTGAACAGTAAGTTCTAAGGTTGCTGTCATTGTGTTTAATTGTTCCATAATTTTATCGCTCATTTTTTACTTCCTTTCTTTGGTTTAAAAAAATCTTCTCTTGCTGCTAATTTAACTGGATCAGTACAATACTGATTCAATTCAAATACTCTAGCTGACATATCCATCAATTGCCAGCAACGCATCTCATGCAAAGACTTTAAACCCAATAGCGCACTTGCCATTTCGTCTTCAGTCATTGGTTTTTCTGCATCGCCATGATACCTATAAAGTGTCTCAATATCATCGGCAGTCTGCCACACTTTATAAATAGCGTCTTCTAAATCAAAATGCGTGTATTTTTTCATTTGCGTTTCTTTGCTTTTTTAATGTCTGCTTTAAAGTCCACACTATACCAGCCACCAACTAATTCTAAAGCGGGCAACATTTCTTTCCAAGCTGCTATATCATCTTCATGCCAGCCTGTGCCGTTCTTTAGCATATCATTTAAAGATACATAGCTGTTTGCCAAACTAGCTGCCACAATTGCATCTGCAAAATCATCATCAACTTCAATTATCATTTACCACACTCCGGGTCCGCAACGCCTGCTGCAATACGCTTTTCTAATTCACGATCGATATACCAACGTGCTTTTCTTAGGTCTTCTATTGCGTCTTTTTTTAAATCGCAACGCCAGATATATTTAAGAGCGTTACCCAAATTAAAGCTCATGTGTTCAGTAATCTGAATGCAATCAATACCACTGGGGTGGCTTGTATAGTGTTTAGGACTGTTGACTAGATCTTGCATTTCTCAAACCTTTAAGTTCTTTTTCCATAATCTGTAGCTCTTCCATGCTTTCACAAACCCAGATTCCCAATAAATCTTTAAAGCGGCTAGTGTCGATATCTTCCACACCAGTGATGGTTTCCATAACATAATAACCTTTAATTTTATGTTCGACAATAAAATGACTCACAGTTTAAGTTCCTTTTTAATAAACTCAATTCCCCGTGCAAAATGATACCTCCAATACTTTTCCGATACGTGTATGTCCATGTAGGACTGACCTTCTAGAAACGCAATAAAGATTTCTTGTTGCTTATATGGCATTCTACCATCAATTAGCCTTTTTATGTCAATTATATCTTCAGAATCCCATGGAAGCCAGCCCTCGACGTTGTTTGTAGACGAATTGTCTAATTCATCTTGCTCTAATGGATCTGGATCCTCGTCAGATAATCTTGGGGTAACTGCTTTTATTTTTTTCATAGTTCCGTATCAAAAATAGCTGATGAATAAACATTACCCATACCAGCGGCTTGGGAAAGAATCTTTTGTTTCTTATTTACTGCAACTACATGAGATAAATACTGTGAATCGTTTTTTGTTCGATTTGGAATTGGCGGTATTAGATAATCTTTTAAACTGTCTAGTAACAAACAAGTCTCTAATAAACCCGATGCTCCCATAGTATGCCCTATGCGTTGTTTAAACGATGTAGCGTAGAACGGCGAATTAAACATGGTTGACAGCGCTTTGCGCTCAGCCTCGTTATTAGATTTTGTGCCAGTACCATGGGTCTTGACAATACCTATATTGCTGGGTGTGACACGGGCAATCTTCATTGCCATAGTAGATGCTTTTACAAAACCCTCACCATCTGAACGCTGACCTATTGCGTTTGTGCTGCGCTCCGCAGATGTATACGCCCCTAGCAATCGTGCGTGTGGTGAATTCGCATGAGAATCATTCTCAAATACTACAAACGCAGCACCTTGGCCAAGATTAAATCCTGTGTTAAAAGAATCGAACGCAGATGGTTTGATGCCTGTGTCTTCAATATCTTTAGTAAGAGATGCTTTTGATTCACCAAAGAACTTAAGGACTAGGTTGCTGACAGTGTCCTCTAAAGTTAGAACAATTACCCTATCAAATTGATAAAAGTGCATGAGGTTGTAAACATCCATCATAACTTTAAGGCTTGATGCACAAGCGCTGGCATCGGTTGTTACCATATCTACTGCGCCACACATCTCTGCAATACGACCAGCATATACTTGGGTCAGTGATAGGGCAAGAAACTTGTAGTCATAGGTTAAGCGGTTCTCAGGTGGATCTTTTGGGTTGATACCAGCAAAATGGCTGTTACCGGATGCAAGGATGAACGCTGTCTTACCTGGGCGGTTGCGCAGGTCTTTGAGTAGCGCTGGGTCTAGCACTTTTTCAGCCAGTTTATGGGGCGCGTAAACTAAGCCTGTCTTTGTCTTGTTGTAGGTTTCAGGAAACCAATGCACTCGTTGTGGATAGTCAATGTCCTCCAACATCTCTGTGTTGGTGGTAGAGGCTGTCCGGTAGTCAGTCAAATAAATGTTCACTGGATACTCGCTAAGGCTTCTTGTACGTTGGTTGGTTCTTTAGTTTTGTGTTGGCACATAAATTCAATTACATCACGTATTGTAGTCGGTTGCATTTGCTTTAGTGTCTCTTCATCCACGCCATAGATATCGCTGAGATAAATGGAAAACATTAAAGTGTCCAAGCTATCAAGTCCTGTCTCTGGTATGGGTGTGTCTAAATCAGTAATTTCTATTTCATTAGAGTTTACTGGAGTCACTACCAGCACAATACCGTTTACTAATTCTATCAGTTCTTGTTCAGTCATTTTATATCCATATCTAATGCGTTTAATAATGCTTTTTGGTTTGAAATCTTTCCTTCTAATACAGCTACTACGTGTTGGTCTACGCTATTAGACACAACTAAATGATGTATAATAACCGGTTTTTCTTGCCCTTGGCGGTAGATCCGAGCATTCGCTTGGATGTAGTTCTCTGAGCTCCATGGTAAATCGAACCAGACCGTCTGTGCTGTGTCTCCAACGTTGCACTGTAGATTAAGCCCGATTCCGCCGCTCTGCGGGTGGGCAAGCAACATACGAATCTTGCCACAACGCCACGCTTCAATGTTGTCATCGTCCAGCACCACCGCCTCTGGGAATTGAAGACGTAGCCTGTTGAGGGAGTGCTTGAAGTGGTAGAAGACCAACGTGGGACTGGAAGATTCTTCCATGATCGACTCAAGACGTTCCAATTTAGCGCGGTGTATTTCTTGTGTTTCTCCTTCTTCATTATAGATCGCTCCTGATGTAAATTGGAGCAACTTGTTCGCCAGTGCTGCTGCTGTTGGAGCTGTGATTTTTTCTTTTTTGATTTCAACGACCATGTCTTTTCTAAGTTCGTCATATTTTTCCCTGTCTTTTTGACTTATTTCAATCTGCTGATAAAGTGACGTGCAGCTAGGTAACTGCAAATAATCCTCGGCTTTAAGCGAAAAACAAATATCTGAAATTTTATCGTTGATAATCTTATCTGCATTAGGTTGTAACTTCCAGCTATATACAACACGTGTATGGCGGTTCATTTGATCCGGCATCATATACTTGTCACGAAACTTAGTCAGGGTTGTTTCCAAGCGCTGCCCCAGATCTAATATACCGACCTGAGACCAGAGATCTCCCATGCTCTGAGGGGTGGGTGTACCGGTGAGGATTACGCGCCTCTGAAAGCCTTTTAAATGCTTTTTAAGTGCCTTAAAACGTTTGGTGCTTGGATCCTTAAAACGAGATGATTCATCAATCACTAAGTTAGTAAACACTAACTTGGGTGAGACGTCACATAACCACGCTACGTTCTCTAGGTTTATTAAATAGATGTCAGCCTCAGAGTTCAATCCAGCCATACGTTGGGTTGAGCTGCCAATTATCTTGCTCACCTTGAGATGTTTTAGATGTTGCCACTTCATAACCTCCGCATCCCATACTGTCTCTGCTACTCGCTTGGGTGCTATGATCAATGTTTTGCCCTGAAATTGTTCCGCTATGATTGTAAGTGTAGTTGCTGTTTTCCCCAGACCAGGTGGCAGAAAAAGACCCAAGTTCGGGATAGACTTCGCCTTGTTGATTATCTCCTGTTGATAATGGTGTAGCTGAGAGCGCTTGAGCATCTTCTATTCCTTTAATCATTGCCTTTAAAATTGGCAACATAACTTCCGTTCCGTATTCCGCTAATGCGCAATTCACTGCCCATAGTATAACTCTTGTGTTCTCTTCTGTATAGGGTTTGTGCTTACTAATTCGATCTAGTGATGGGGCATCCCAGCGTCTTGTTACTCCCTCTGGCGGTGGCTCAAAACTAAAAGGTATTCCGGTTAGTTCGCACGTGCCCCTAACAAGATGTTTTTCTACCCACTCTTGGGTAATAAATATCTCAACATTTTTGTTTTTGCATCTTGCCCTAGCGTTAGACATTAACGTAACAGCTCTGCCCTTTATTGTCCGCTTGTAAGCGTCACTATTTGCCATTCATAGCACCCATAATAAAATCTTCAACATCTTCTTTGCTGTGGAGAACATGAACAGGATAGCCCTGTTCACCTAATTCATCAAAAACAAGTTCTTGTCTAGGACTTAGTTTCCCCGTCTGTGTCTTCAATTCCACTAAAAACACCTGTTGATTTACGAATACTATCCGATCCGGGACCCCTGTCACGGTGCTTATCCATTTGTAACTTAGTCCCTTTGACTTTTTCACCAAGTTTACTAAATGCCTCTCGATCTCTTTTTCCAGCACGTTCACGTCTGTCTTCCTCCGTAGCATAAATGCTAAACACCTGTTTAAAAATGTGTTCACCTAAGTAAGAGCGTGACTCATCTCCTACTTTGGTTTCTTCTTCACCAATGTACTCAAACACGTGCGTTACTGTATGGCTTACTTCATGGTAGATTACACCCATTCGTTCCAAAGCATCACATTTAGCCATTTCTTCGTAATTAAACACGATGGCTAACATGGCAAAGGTTGTGCCCTCTTGCTCAATAAAGTGCGACTCAGCTAACCCAACATCTAAAGACTGATGGCGGGTTGTTATTTTAGAATCCTTTACTGCTTGTTGAAAGGCAGCATCGGAAAAGCACACTTTGATCTTAATACCAAAGTGTCCTGTATCGGCAATGTAGTATGGCTTTTTAATGGCGCGTGTTTTTGTTTCGGATCGATTCCAATATCTCTTGTTGCTCATCTTCCGGCAATTCGCTGACTGGGGTTGCGTTTTCAAAGATTTCTCCTGTGGCTACTAGTTGTTTAATGCCGTCAATTAAAGCATTGTATTGTTCTTGGTCGAGCTCTAATTCATCAGCCCAGCCCTCTTCAAATTCTACTGTGTAATCTTTTCTTTTGGTCATTTAGATTCCTTAGCTTTTTTAACGCCAAGAGCCTCACGTAGTTCATGGCTATGTAATTTCTTACCCGGTTTTTTAACTTCACCAGCAGCTTTAGCTACTTTGGCAGCTTTTTCACGATCAGCAAATTTTTTATTGGAAAGCAGGAAGCCACGCTTGTCTACGTTCTTTGGGCGTCCGGCTTTCTTTTCAATTTCTTCATGCGAATACGCTGGAGTATCGGCTAAGATTTTGCCAGACTTTTCTTTTACTGCGGGTTTTATTACTTTAAGTTTAGTTGCCATTATTTATTCCATAAAAGTATTAACACAAGACCAATGATTGCTACATAACCGACTATTGTCATTATGGGTTCCTATGGTATGCGTCGTTAGGGTTAGCCAGCATACTGGCAATTAACTTGTCGATGGTTGGAAACCACTGTATCACCTTCAAGCCGTCGTGTTGATAAATAGTAAAGCTCATTGCCAGTCCCAGCCCAATAGTAGCTTGGTCATTTTCTTATGTAACCAGCATGGTTTATTTTTAACATAAATGTGCAATGTCCCGCCGATAATCCATGCACCTGCTTTGGGTGGATCGGGATGAAAAACATATTCGGGCGAAAGTTTTGCGTTACTTATCATCCTATTCTCCTATTCCATGGGCGCGTTCGATGGCGCGGGCAAATCTGTACGGGAAAATTTGTGGTATCAAGCTATCTGCTTTGACATCATTATAAATCTTCTCTATCTCATCGTCAGTTAAACGTTTGGTCATGGTGACATACGTGTTGCGTTCGGCATCCTGCCGGTCTTGTGTGGTGAAGGTGGTCATTTCTCTTGTGCCTTTCTTAAATTAGGGGTTGACTGTGTAGACGGTAGCCAACCAATACCGTTAGCAATCGGGCGAGTTGTCCCACCCCCTAGCACTACACTTGCCTTGCTAATCATTTCTCTTGTGCCTTTCTTAGTATTGCTCTGCCCAATTCAACAGGAAAGTTTCTCCAACCACCATCGGATTTTTTAGATTCTGTTAAAGCAAAGTC